GTGTGTTTCCACTTCCGCCATTAGTATAATAACTTCCGCCACCAGATCCTCCATCTTGAGGATCTGCTGGTGATTGTGGTCCACCGCCACCGCCACCTGTTGATTCAAAAGTTACTGAAGGGGAAGTAATATAAATTTGACTATTAGCTCCCTTATTTGCTCCTGGTGCATTTCCTCCAGCACCAACTGTTACTGTGTAAACTGCTCCGCCTTCTAATTCTACTTTAGTTCCGCCTGGATAAGATGTTCGTAAACCGCCAGCTCCGCCGCCACCTGCGTGAACGGGCTGTCCTCCGGCTCCTCCACCGGCAATAAAAAGATAATCAAAAGTTTGTGGTGCTGCTCCTCCGCCTCCAGCTCCGAAACCTAGTACTTGATATCCAAACATTTTTTATTCTCCTTACGCGTCGTTAGCCGCATCTGTAGTGAAGAATATTTTAACACCTAGTACTCTTGCAACTCCAGTATAAGTATCCCCACCTGCATTTGCATCTCTATATAATTGAAAGTACGTTTGTTGATCATCTGCAGGAGATCCTGCAATTGTAACTGCTCCACTCTCTGCTGAAACTTGTTGATCTTCAACTGTTCCGATTCCTGCGTCTGTCACAGTAACTGCTGTTCCGAAAGCAACATCAATAGTATCACTGTCTCCGCAAGCAACCCCTTGTAAACCAAAAATACAGTTTCCTGTATTTGTAGTACTTGGAGTCCAAAAAACTTGGTAAGTAATTGTTCCTAAATTCCATGATTTAGGCATCGCCACTGAAAATTGTGCAAAGTCATCTGCAGAATCTGCAAAATCCATAACTTTCATATCTGGTCTTAAAGCTGTTGTTTCAACTTGGTTAGCTTCTGCTGGATTAGTTGTTGTTGGGTACATAGCTGAAGCTGGAACCCACATAGTTTCTTTACCTGCAATTTTAATTGCAGCTGTTGCTGATTTAAGAACACCTGTTCCTTTAGGGTTAATGTTTATATCAACGTTTGTTTCACCCGTTGAAGATAAAGTTGGACCAGCACCTGTTCCTGCATTAGCAATTGTAAATTCATTTACTGCAGAACTTGTAGCTGTTAAAAGAGCTAATTCATTTCCGTTAGTATCTAAAATAGATGTACCAATTTTTGGTGAAGTTAAAGTTTTGTTTGTTAAAGTTTGTGTACCAGTAGTTGTAACGTCACCAGCTGGTAAAGTATCTATATCTGGATTAGTTCCATCGTTTGCAGTTGCGAATACAACAGCGTCACCTTTGTTTGTTGTTGCAAAAGTAAAAGTATCTCCTGATCCAGAAGCATATTTAAATTGTACTGTGTATGCACCTGATGTTGAATTTCTTAAATAATAAAAAGTTTGTACATCTAAAGGAATAGTTACGATTTGGTTTCCTGTAATAGAACCTGTAAATTCAATCATTCTGTGTGCAAGAACTGCACCAGCTGATCCATCAGAAACTGAAAGAGTTGTAGTCTGTGCACCACCTGCTATATCTTGTGTAGTCCATCCGCCAGCAATTTGTTCAAAAATGTTTAAGTTTGTATTAGTTTTTGTTCCCCATGTACCGGCATTTTCGCCAGTTGCCATTAGTTCTACGCCGAGAGGTGTATAAGTTGATGCCATAATTTAATCTCCTAATTAGTGTCTTTTTTAATTTGTTTTATACTTAATGTCAATAACATATATTTTAATTGTCTGCATTTACTGCAGTATAATTTGCGGTTTGCGTTGCCGTAACAGCACTATATCCTGCGCTTTGAGTGGCCGTAATAGCTTCATAGCCTAAAGGTGCTACATTACCTACACTAACAGTTGCAGAAAGTCCTGTCAATCCCATAACATCTGCTGGTGTTAAAGAACCTATTGCTGCAGTTGCAGCTAATCCTGTTAATCCCATAACTTGATCAGCAGGATCAATAGTTCCTGTTGAAGAAGTCATAGATAAACCTGTTAAATCAACTATAGGATTTGTAGAAATAGTTAAAGAGCCGTTTGCTGATGTTGCGCTTAAACCAGTTAATCCTATTACATCTGCTGGTGTAATTGCACCTACAGATGAAGTGGCACTTAATCCTGTTAATCCCATTACTTGATCCGTAGGATCTAATGAACCAACTGAGGATGTAGCAGAAACTCCTGTAAGAGTTCCAGTAAAATCAGAAATAGCTGTTGGTGTACCTAATGATGATGTTGCGCTTAAACCAGTTAATCCCATTACATCTTCAGGAACTAAGAAATATTCTCCACCCCAACCAGTTGTTGCAGATCCCCATGTTTGTTTACCCCAACTAACATCTTCTCCAATACCTGTAGTGGCTTCTAATCCAGTAAGTTCAATAGTTATTCCTGATTGACCCCAGTTTTCAACACCCCAACCATCTTGTCCCCAACCTGTGTTTATTTCTGTAGTGACTGTAACTGACCCTATTGATGAAGTAGAAGAAACTCCAGTAAGTGTTAAAATGACATCGTTAAGTTCACCCCAT